TGATACCGAACGTAGCAGCAGATGCTGTAAACACAGTAGCAATAAAGGTTGGATCCATTTTGGATAGCATACCTGAATAGCTAGCGGTGAGAAGAGCAGCAGACCAACTCAAGATACATATACGAATCAATTGTCCCATAGCGTTTTCCTTTTTTTTGTCCATTGTTTTTTACTGTGAGGTTAACCTTTTTTCCAAGATTCACCTTCTGCTTTTCTTCTACGAGCAAGACCTGCTTCTACATTAGAACCAGGATTGCGATAGAGGTAAAGCGCATCGGGAACTAAGTCCCATTCTTTATTCTTCAAGCGTTTAGTAATAGTATTGAAGTTAGAACCACCATAGAAACCAGCACCAAGATTATAAGCAAAAGAAAGTAATGCACCTCTTTTACCATCAGACATTTCATTCCAATGAGGAATCTTACGAAGTGCAGGAAGAAATTGATTCTTGCACTGACTAATTAGAAGTTCGTCTGCTTCCTGTTGAGTGATTGCATCACCAAGTTTGAATGCAGAACCATCTTTCTTGCGAGTAGAACCCCAACCGATTGTGATTGGAAGATTGCCCGATAGAGGATCTGGATATGCCTTGAGATGACATCCTTCAAACTCTTTAATGAGTTTGATGCCAGTCATAGACATATCATCACCACCTGTTACAGGAGCTGCAGCAGCAGGTGCTGGTGCAGCATTACCCTTTTTTCCCCTATAAATCTCAGCCCACTCAACGTTATCTTCAAGATACTTAACTGGTAGATTATCTTCTAACCACTGAACTGATTTGATGTGGTTAGGGTTCTTCTCATCATAGTATTGAAAAAAGTTATGTAGATCAATTCTTGCCATTTGTGTATTCTCCGAAATTTGGAAAGTATATTTTAAATAATTCGGAAGCCTCTTTGTGCTTCCCATGATTCGTAAGATCCTTTACTTTTTGTAGAATCTTCCTTTTAAAATTAATCGAAGATTCTACCCCATCCATCCTTACCTCCTGGACACCAGCGGTGCTTGAGAACTGCTTTGGTATAAACGGTTTTCTTGCCGTTTGTAACAGGACCAGTGTAGTTGTCATTCAATGAACCATATGGATCGTTGACGTAATATCCTTTACCGTCTGGTGTCTTACCGATTACAACACACATGTGCCCACCAGTAGGTGCAGATAAAGAACCCCTATGAAGGATACCAATAACAACAGGTTTCCCAGCATCAAGGCTCTTATCAATGTCATCAAAAGAAAGATTGTAACTAAAGTGTGACTTAACTCCATAACCTGCAAGTACCTTTGTTTGCACCGCATGATCCGTAGTATCGCCAATCGCAAATACTTTCTTAACATACTCGTCATCGCCTTTAATAACACCTGGTTTTAGAAATGCCAGGCACATCGCACAGGAGGAACTGTTACAAGTTCTTTGGGCGTCTCTGTAGTTATCTACTTGATTGAAATAAGGAACTGCTAAGACTGCTGGTGTGGGTGGTTTGGTTCTAAAGATACCAACCCAATCCCCTTCGGCATCATCAAGATATTCATCAGGTAAATTATCTTCTAACCATTGAACTGCTGCCACATGATTGGAATTCTTTTCGTCGTAAAACTTAAAAAAGTTATGAAGATCTAGAGTCATTTTATTACCAAACACTGAAAGTATTTATGAAAAACCCCTCACATAAAAAAATACCAGGAAAATTTTTTCTTGGTATTTTAGATTTTTTTTAGCTTTTTATAATAACTAATGCAATAGTTGCGACAAAAAAACTAAGAAAGATACTCAAGAAATTTTGAGTATCCACTTAGAAGATACCTGGAATAATTTGTCCCGTAGTGATGTATGTACCGACCGCAATCACAAATCCAAGCATTGCTAGACGTGAATTGAGGAGTTCTGCCTCAGGGGTAAATCCGAATTTCATTTTATTTCTCCTTGATAGAGGTGTTGTTGTTTGAGTTCAGGGTTTGGTGTGGATGATACCACTTGTTTGATAGGTTTGATGACAATAAATTTGTCGTTTTTTAGGGTGCCTGCAATCTTGACCTCAAGATCAATCTCGCTATCCCACCCAATTTCTTGAAGGGCAACTCCAAGTTGCCCAAGCATGTCAGTCATCAGTAACCTCTTGTTTGATAGGTTGTAGGTCTTCAGAAGATTCCGAAGAAGAACTTGTCAGTGAGAGTATAAGAAATAAACCCAGCAATGATGCCAAGCATAGCCCAATGTCCATTGGCACGTTCTGCACGTTCTGCATAAGTCTCTAGTGCATAACGCTCTGCATCAGATTGGGAGACATACATTTGTGGTTCTTTCGCAAACATATTTTGTTGTCCGCGCTCATTAGTCGTTACAGTCATAAGTAGTTTGTAATGAAACTTTACATATTATATAGGAAAAAGGGAGAGGTGTCAATCCCCCTCCCTTGTGATTATCAAGACAATGGATCAGAATGAGTAACGAAATGTCACTTCACCACCAAGGTCAAAGACTTCGCTAGTGTTACCGTACTCACCACCAACTTTAGCGTTGACGCTAACACGTTCGGTTGCTTGCACCTTTACACCAACTTCACCAACGACCACAGTTTCATTTGCTTCACCACTGCTCCACTCATAACCAGGACCGACTTCACCATAGACAGTTACAGTAGGATCAACTTTCTCTTCATAACCAACACGAAGTTCAGTTTGGGAACCTTTATAGTCGCCATCAGAAAGACCTGCAGTGGTCTTCGATTCTACATAAGGGCCAGCGAACGCAGCGGTGGCAAGGAAAGGAGCAGCTGCGACAGCTGCGATTGCGGATTTAAACATAAATTGTACCTCTAAGTTTTTCGCAGAGTAATACCTGCGGATGTAAGGAGTTTCGACAAACTCCGTGTTCAGTGAGTCAACGAGTAATTGAGGTCTCATCACCTGAATGTACTTATTCTAACATAATCCTGGGATTATGTCAATAGTTCTCTCCCAAATCAATCAGTCACTCCATTAATAAAGTTTCTATCAGGTACTAAACTATCTTGATTTTTTAGCACACTTCCTTCAAATCCATCCATCAACCACACACTCTTGCCACTATCCCATGCTTCCTTAATACCACCAACATTTGAGTGAAGTGCCCAACCATGGTCAGTATCTAGTATCTGCGGTCCTTTAAAACCAGGAACTCTTAGTGCTGGTGATGCTCCATATCCAACGCTAGGAATAACAAAGTCTGCACCAGTTCGTTTCATCCAGTGTTGTTCTCCTCGGATACCAGTAGCATAACTCACACCGATATACTTATCAACATCACTATACTTGTCAGTAAACTTATTCCACCATTCAACAACTTTGGGTTGAAACCATTTCGTTGATGCAGAGTTTAACTCATTACCAACTTCTGCCATTACATTATCATACTTGGATGCAATCTGTGCAACTCGTTTGACATGTGCTCGCTGATATTTGTTCCATTCACCTTTCGTATGAATGTCATGTGGAATACTAGGACCATTTTTAAGACCGTTGAATGGATGATTATCCCATGCACCACCAAACCCTTGAATAGAACCCTCAAACAAGGAAATACTGACCGTTAATCCTTTTTTATCTGCTTTTTTTATGGTGTCTTCAAGTCTTTTATAGTAAGAGTTTTTTAAACTTCCATCATTTTTCCAAGGAACACTACCAACACGCTGAACTCCTGGTGTATTACTACCCCATTTAGTTGCAGCAAAGTCAGCTCCTCTAGTTTCAATAGTCCATAACCGAGTCCAGTTTCCTGTAACTCTATTCATACCTACAGTTTTACCACCAATAGGTTGAACATTATTCCATGTGTGATTGCCAGCAAACTGAGTTTTTTTGCCATCCACATAGAAATTATCACCCTTGATTTTGATTCCAGTTAGATTTTTTTTTATTTTAATAGGACGAGTAATTTTTGTTTTCATACGAGGAGCTGCCATAACAGGTGCTTCCATCACAGGTGCTGCCATAAAAGGAAGAGCAGCAATAAGAGTTAAAATTTTCATAATTGTTTTTTTATAAACTATAATTATCCCATAACTGGGAACTCCACAACCAGATGATCTATTGTGGAATAAGATTACCAATCAGGACGTGCCTGGTGGCATTTTTCCTAAGTAAGGATTGTATTGAAGTAGGGCAAGTGGATTCTCTAATTTATTAGATTCATTTACCCAAAAATTTAAGATACCATCATGACTATTCCGATGAAAAACTTCAATATGTTCTGGATGAATAGTTGATCCAAGTTCAATTTTATAATGCATAAGTGGAATAGAAAATGTTAGTCCTGAATTGTAAATTAAATCATCAGCAACTGCTCTAGGAGATACACCATTATCAAGTTTGTATTTTGAATTTCTAATGTGATGTTTAATTAACTTAGTGGCATGATGCCGAGTGATAATATAACACGCTGTGGAAAAATCATTTACAAATCGGTTATGAATGGTCATGTGTATTTGACCAGGATTGATAATTGCTAATTGAACTACATCCCAAGCATAAGGTAAATTTGCAATGAATTGACTCCAAGTAAATCCCCAATATTTAACTGGTTCCATACTTAGGTCATCCTCACATATTATAGCATAAGGTGTGTCACTTGTGTCAACCCAATGCTTGATTGCTTTTAGATGAGAAGTCACACACCCAATCTCTCCAGATGTCATACCATCAGGATACTTACCATGAATAATATCACTCAAATCATCATGACGGCCATCATGAGCAGAGATGCGAGTATAATTCTCTACACCCCAAGTTTTAAATTGCTCTTCCATATATTCTTTTCTTTCTGGTTGCCCATCAAGATTGATATAATATACTGGAAAGAACCCGTTTAGTTTATATTGTGATTTGTTTTTATCCATAGTTAGATGTGATACTTAGAATTATCTTTTGCAAGGTGGACAATTTTTGGTTCAAAATTGCAGTGCTCAGCAAACACCTCAGGATATGCGTATTGGGGAGTTAAAGTATGAACTTTCTCCTGATATTCAATAAAATACTTATTGATATGACTTTCATCATGCCATACAGCGATTACATTTTTCTTAAGATCTTTGTTAACTCTATCTTGAAGTTCATCAATCATATCTAAAACTTCTGGAACTTTACCTCCCCATAAACAACCTTGATAATATACAGATGGTTTTTCTTCTTCTACATTAACATATGCCAACGACAATGGATTAGTTTCAAATGCACCTGGAATTTTATCGTGAGGTGGCATACCCATATTATGACAAGGGTGCCACACGCCAAACAAAGGTTTGTCTGAAATAAAATCTTCTTCTAAAACCTCATCCACAACGAGAGTATCAGCATCAAGGAAAACCAAGAGGTCATTTTTACTAATCTCATCTCTTGCCCTGTTAATGATTTCAAAACGAGTGAGTGTAATGTATGGCCATTCAAGATGTTCTTGATAGTAAGGTATGATGTTTTCTGGGGGTTCTTCAAGTTTACCATCAGTAAATACTAAAAAAGTTTTTTGTGAATTGGGAAGAAAATATTTTTCAACATTCTCATAAAATCTTGGAAGAAAATTAATATATTTATTTGTACCAATAAAAACAATAGCAACTTTCATTAAATTACATTCCAAGATTCGGGAATAATATCTTTAGTATCTAGGTGTTCATTATTTGAACCACTGAACCAACCAGAAGGAGCAACTACTTTTTGACTATTTGATAACCATGCACCCCACCATGAGAAAGATGAGTTGGCAATAATGTGCCCAGAGCATAAAGTCATCAAACACATGTCCATATAATTATTTCCAGTTTCAGAAATCATAAATCTATCAGACTCAAATAATTTTTGTTCCATACACCACCGTGGTTCATCTGAAAAAATAATTACCTCAGATGAATCATCGAATTCAGATAATGCTTTTTCATAATAATCCATACTCAAAGCAGTATGATTTGGATTCGTTGTATAATCAGTTCTACGTATATGTAACGCAATCGGATTTTTCCAATAGGACATTGTTTTTTGAGCGGGTTCTAAAATTTCATCACGAAACTCAAAGTCTTTTAGCAA